AGGATGTCTGAGCAGTCGCCTTTTATCTCTACTGTTGCATTTGCAATTCTATCAAAGCTTTTCAAAAAATCATGCTGCTGTTTACCAGTTACGGTAAATAAATCAGATGAGCTTTGAAATTTAATAAAACTACCATTTCTTACTCTAGTCCAATCTGAATCAGTCGAGCTGTAAATAGTGTTAGAGTTTTTCTTAAAAGTTGCTACTGAATTGTTCATTTCGTTTTTTTATTTTATTCTTCAGTGAAAGTTACGTCTACTATATTTGAATACGGCATCGCTTTCTTTAAATAGTCTGATAACTCCGACGTGGTTCCTCTGTAATAATTTATTACACTTATATCGAATCTATCTAAAGGAGCTATACACACATGTTTAACATTAGTTGGTATATCTAAGAAAATTTCTGCTTCAGTTTTAGTCACTTCGGCTTCGACATCAGAATCTGGCTCGTCATCTTCATTTTCGAAAACATCATCGTCCCCTTCGTCTAGATCGTCTTCTCTTTCAAATGGGGATTGCAGAAACCTTATTTCCTGATTAACTGTGGTTGCAGGCTCTTCTCCACCTTCAGTTTGTTCTTCGATTACCTCTTCTATATCTTGTTTAGATCCTTGGGTTACGTTTTTGCCTAATTCATGAATCTTGTCTCTTCTGAATAAAGTCGTACTTTTTTCTTCCTTATGGGTTGAAGTGACAACTTGAAAACCTCCAAATGTGAAATCGTTAAATCTTTCATGTTGAAATCCATTAGATAAAGGAATAGACGTAAGCCTTACTGATGACCCAGAGGTAAAAAATGCCAGCCCTACAGGTCTTACAAAAAGCTTATTGTTTCTCATCGTCAAGGTTGCTTGACATATTGCATCTACTTCTATCCAATAGTCTTTACCATCAGAGCTTCTTGGGTCTTTTGTTCCAGTGTAATTTTGTTTTAGTAAAAATATTTTACTGTTGTTTTTTACAAACGCATTTATAGAATTTAAGTCTACGTTAGCATAAGTGCCTGCAGAATTGTCGTAGTCCGCAACTTGCTCGTATAAATCATTTATATAAGAACTTACAAAAAAGAAAGTAGGCAGTCTTCTATTCGTTATAGTAATCCCGTCGTATCCAGTATTCGTGCCTACTGAATCACTATCTATATCTGTAGTGTTATCATAGTTTCCTAATCCCTGAGTGCTTGCAGAAGTAACAAGCCTTTCAGTCCCATCATTGACTGTTCTTTCGTCATTAATTAACTCTACAAATATATCATATCTTCTGGGCGGTCCATATTCGTATGAATAATTTAATTGTTCGTTATTAGAATCCTTAAATTTAATTAAGTCTTCTATTGTTATAACCGTTGATCTTGGGCTTAGTTCTACTGGGTTTAGATTACTAGCACGGTTATCTATATCAAAGGCTTGTTTTATAAATATAGATGGATTAGAGCAGATTGAAGTATCGCTTAAAGACTGAAAATTTCCGACGTGATCACTAAAATCTTTAAAATTATAAACATTTGCGTTAGGTGATGCTAAACCATTATTAAAAGACGAAGCTTGATCTCTTACTGTTATTAGGTAGTGTAGGTGACTAGCAATAGGTAATGGCTCATCAGGATTAAGCCCTCTGGTACCAGCATTTAATCCACGGGTAGTGGTTTCTGCACCCGGAATCATTCCGTAAGACCTCAGGAAGGTGTCTTCACCTACAGTGTTTATGGTCCAAGAGATTCCCAACGTGGTCAAGTCGGTTATTTTAACATCTTCATTACTTCCATATTGTAACTCTAACCTATCTTCATCATTGATTGATAATGCAGCAATTTCAATGTCATTTAACTTGTCGTCTCCATCAATTTCTTCTGCTGGTACAGCAATTGTTCTAAGAACGGGAGAAGAAGAAAATTTCCCAAAGTAGTTCATGCTATAAAAAGCAAAAGAATGGACACCTGCAGATCTTGAGACATCCATTATTTTTTCAAGCGTAATATTTTCGTCATAAGTAACAATTTGGCTATTAGTAAAATCGCTCCAAGGATTGTTATCTTCAGCGGGGCTCTTAAATTCGCCACCATTTTTAAAATCAGCAGTTTTACTAAAATAGTTTTCTTGAGATGCTAGAATATTGTGAGGATTATCATTTGCTTCATATTTGTAATATGTTATTAACATATTAGTGTTATGATTTGGGTCTGGACTTTCGACTTTAGTATCTTCGTCTTCTACTTGAGCAACCTTAACTTTGTATTCTATAGTATCAGCTGGATTATTAAAAAACGCTTCTACGTGAGGAGTCTTTGGAGCATCTGTAGAGAAAGCTGTGTTTTGAGTTTGCAGGGTGAAATCCTGTTCGACTTGGTCAAATTTGCCACTAGCATATTCTAATCCCATAACCTCATAAGCTCCATTGTCAGTTTCCCTAACTGATAAAGTAGAATATAGATTAGACGTATCGCCCGTGTTTTGAGCGTCATGTATAGTATATACAAATGGAGTTTTGGAATTGTTATTTGTAGAACTAGCGTCTCCCAAATCTAAATCAAATATACTTGTATTTATGTATTTGCTTTGATAATTAGAACCAGTTAAAGTAATTTCAACTAAACCATTTTGGTGCTCTCCCGAAGGACCAACTAATCTAGATATGTATCCATCTGCGTCAGACCTTAGCGAATGACCTGTCCAGAAATTAAACTCTAATATTAATTCATTTCTTATTTCGTTCGCGTAGGCTGTTCCGTAGACAGGGTCATCATCTGTAGATGAGCCATCATCTTGTTCGTTTGCTATATCAGTTGATATTGGGTCATAATAGTGAGTCGGCAGCATCAGAGATAAAGTGCCTGTTCCGAACTGATGTTTCCCGTCGTTTGAATCATCTTGTAAATTGTGTGGTTGAAATTCTGGGAATAATGAGTACCTGTCTAAAGTTATTACAGCACCTAAGTTATCATCTATTCTGATGCCAGACACTCTACCGCCTAAAGATTCAGCTATTCTATTCTGATCTTGAACCCTAAACACATCTCCGGGCCTCAGATACGAAGCTTCTAAACCTGCTGTAAAGTTTACCGTTTCCGTTTGTAAGTTTTCAGTGAGTAGAGTCCATTTACCCCATCTCATGGCTTGAGATTTTGTTACAGCGCCGAACGCAGTAGTTTCTACTTCTCTTTCACCGTATTGCTTGATGCTTTCTATATCTTTTACATATTCTATCGCTGGTCTATAAAAATCTTCTCTATCTAAATATTTTACTATTGCAACATTGTGCCTAGCTTTTTTATTGCTAGATTGATAGTTAAAGTTACCTCCTTCTACATTTGAGTTCGTGAACAGCATAAGCGGATCTTTAGGCGAATCTTGCACTGCAAAAATGCTGCCTTGACCATAATATGCTACTGCTCTAAATATAGAGCTCATATCATTCACAACTTTAAAAGCTTCTTCTCTTTTGTTTAGAACTATATTAGCAGAAAATCGCGGTTCCAATCCTCCTAATCCATCTGGAACAAGTTGATCACAATATTGACCTATCTTAAATAATGTCCATTTATCTATATCAGATTCATTTATGTATTCCCCTAGTCCATACCTTCTATTTGTAAGTAAATCGTAAAAGACCCAAGCAGGATTATCTGTCCATTGTTTTTCGGATTTGAAGTTCCCGTCCCACATATCCGTAGTCCCATTTACAGTTTTATCTCCTAATTCTTGTTCGCTTAGCCCGCTTATTTTAACGCCGGAACAATTTGCGGGAAGGCTAGAATAATAATCCGATACATCTTGATGCACCCAAGGATAAACTGAATGAGTGGTCAACTCAGTCGCTCCACCTGCCACGGAATCATCAGTAGTATTTCGTTCGAAAGAATTTGATGCAGAAAGACTGGCTTCATTTATATTTGGACTTAAACCTGTTGAGCCTGCATATCTTGCGCCCCCACTAATCTGCCCATAGTTTCTCAGTAGTGGATTATAGTTATTTGGAACTTTGACTTTGAGGCACTTCATGTCAAATTTTCTGTCAGGTACTTGAGAAAAGAATTCTGCAGAAAACTTTGAGCTTACTATAGCGCTATGAGGATAAGAGTAAGAATCTTCATATACTTCTGTTATGCTGTCTACAAAAGTTGTATTAGCGTAAGAAGCGCTTACGGCTTCAAAAGTCTTTCTTATTATTGTTATTTCCCAGCCAATGAAATCCTCTCTGTAAGATAGGTTCTCTAATGGTATTTCTCTAGAGTCTAAATATCCTTTTTGAACTCTACCCGTGGCTTCAACATGTCTAGTTTTTTTAAAAGATTTTCTAACTGCTTCTGGAACTTCGCTAAATGATGAGAAAATAGGTTCTACTTCTATCATCCATTTAACTGTCGTATTTCTAATAGATCCTAACTTTTTCTTTCTCCTTAATTCTCTATATTGAAGACTAGCTATTTTGACATTAACTTTAACTGCTGTGCAGTTTTTATTTAGCACCCTGTAGGCTTTCGAGTTGGCTACAGCTCTTCTATGTTTTTTCTTACCTTCCGCGTCTGTAGCGTTAGGGTTATATATATCCTCAAAATCTTCAGTCGGCCTACCGCTTGAATTATATATGTAGTTTGGACCTCTTAGTCTTTCAGAGATTGCTCTAGTTTTGGTTGCTTTTCTTGTTACGTCACGACTAAATGATGTTTCAGTTGTTCCATCAACATTTCTGTTGTCTCCTAAGCCTTTTGCATTACCGTTTACAAACGCAACATCAATATTAGCGTAATTTAATTGCTCTGATGTGTCTACAAGCGGGACATTGTTCCAATATATTGACCTAAGCCATCTGACATCATCAATAGACTTAATTGTTACTTCACTGTCTTTTTCTGCAGCTCTAGCGGTAAATGATTCATACGGCTCGAAACGACCTGATACGTATCCGTATTCTCCCTCATTTCCAAAATAATGAAAATCACCTGAAACTAAACCCTCTATTTCCCCTTCTCCTACTAAATCAAGAACTTGGATTTGTGTCCTTGAAACCGCTTTTTTGCCACCGCCAATTCTTCCAAGAATACCTTCTTTGGCAATGCTTGGTCTTTTGGCTTTTTTATGAGCTCCTTGTAGAAATATTCCTGAGTTAAGCTGTGTCATTTCTTTTTCTATCTATTCTATTGGCCGTGGAAACCATAATCTGTGTCTGCCGGGTCTGCAGATAAGTAATCAACATCGTAAGTAGAAGATATGATTTGGCTTCCCAGCATTAGTCTTCCGTATGCGATAGGAACAGGGTTCCCTTCTTCCGTATTGTTTGCCGGGCCATTAAACATGTAGGACCCTAAACTAGTTCCGACATCGTCGGGCTTTGGCGGTTTAGATAATAGGTTTGCTAACCCTGCAGCAAAAAGAGCTAGGCCTGCCGCTATAAAAGCGTATCCGAGAGGTGCTCCGCCCCCCAATGTACCTATAACCATCATTACGCCTATGATTATTAGAATAACACCTAATATCATAGTAAATATATTTGCACCATCTCCCGCTCCTTCTACTACTGGGATTATATCTATTTTTTCAATATAGTCTCCTTTAATCACTAGTTCTGAGTTTGCTATATTTTCTGGAAATTCAATATCCACTGGCCCATCATGCTCAAAATCTCTATCATTAATCAAAACATTATATTTTACATTCTTTTTTGTTGACTTTATCAGGAGTTTTTTTAATCTGTCTCCGGTCATATTATTTATAGCGTTAATCGCTTCTGCAACACTAGACACAGCAAGTTTCCAGCTAGACTTTTTCATTCCTTTGCCTAGCGCCCCATGTAATTTTATATTTACTAAATTTTTCATGACATCATGTTTTGGTGTCTCATGTATAATATTTTTGAATTGTTTTCAAAACTTCTTAGTGTTTCTTGAATAGACTCTCCCGGGTAAGGATGATGTACTACTTTTGAATCATCAATATATACTGCGCAGTGAGAGAATGCTTTTACTGTTCCGTTATCACTTAGAATTAAATCATGTTTTTTGAGAGAATCTACTTCCTTAAAACCCCTACTTTCAAATAAGTTAACAAATTCTCTATTAGTTCTCCTGTTGTAGCTCCAAAATTCTTTATGATCCATCCAATTAGCAGGCTCTACGCTCCTGACTGGATGAATTATATCTGGAATGTCTATGTTTAGATATCTGCCATAGTAGTCCCTTACTAAAGTTATACAATCTACTTCATTTGTTATGAAGTCTCGCCCTATTAAAGGTAGTTCAAAATATGAAGTAGGTTCGTAGAAATTAAAATCGTCTTCCTGTACAGAATACAGTACAGCTGTTATATTTCTCTTGTGGGAAAAGTATTTGTCAGTCATGCTAAACTGTAGCCCAGAAGGGTGGGAATGGTAAAAGGCTACAATCTCATCTTGGTCAATATCTTTTAAAGTGTTGTACTTTATGTGAAATGTAGTTTGAGGAGTAGGGCTATGGTTAATGCATTTTACAACTTGAGAGTCACTTAATATAATACCACAACATTCGTTAGGTATTTGCTCTAACGCATGTTCTTTTATGATATTTTTTTGTTTTGAATTTAGTCTCATTAAGTATAGTAAAATTTTTTAGTTTTAAGAGAATATATAACAAAAGGTATTTGTAAATTTTTTGACATATTTACATCTTGAGGAGAAGGTCCTTCCGTGAATGGATGCGAATGAAAAGCGGCAGTGATTTCTCCTTTTGAAGAAGCTTTTAAATACTCCTTAGGGGATATCTCGAAAAAACTTTTAGGATCAACATGCACATTGCTACAAGCTTCAAATTCAATTTCCCCGCTAGAGAAGTCTTTATATAAAAGGCCGCAAGACTCAGAGTCTTGGAACTTCTCTGAGTGCTTCTTCATTTTTATATATAAGCTATCTTTGAGCTTCATTAGTTCTGCCTCTGTTTTTCTGCTGATGGAAATCCTCCAAATCTTAAAGGTACCGATACGTCTCTAGAAAATCTAAGCTTACATCCTTGTATGTCTTTAGTGCATAGATCAGCTATCCAATATTTATCATTAGGAGGTCTGTTGCCTTTAGGCACGGGGCCTCTTGCGACAAAATAGTAATTAATCCCATTTTTTTCTACAAAGATTGCGTCCCCTTTTACGTATTCAGTGTTTGGCCCCCATTTAGCAGTTCCGCCTTCACCATCTTGTGAAATTTTTAATTTTATATCTGCTTGTGGGATTTTAAGTATGTCAGCAATTTTATGTCCAATTTCATTCGCTACTGGAGGAGCTTGAAAATTGTAAGGCAATACTCCTCCAGTGGGGTTATCCGAGTCTGACTTTGAGCCATGAAGAGTTTCATTCCAAGTTGCGTTATACTCATAACAGCAACCCTCTCCTCTGTATTGCCAAGGGCATCTATTAGCTAATATAATTCTTTTAGGTAGCCTTGTGCCTTCTACGTCTATATTCGAAGAAAGTTCAAACTCTATTGTGAATTTATTTTCAACAGATTTTCTTTCTATATAGAAAATTTCTCTTGGAAATTCAGCGTTTACTCCGGGTTGAAATCCTTGAGGAACATCGCCACTTTTAAAATTTTCAAAATCTAAAAATTTAGCAAATGTTTTATATCGAGTTACCTTAGCTCCAACTAAGTCATCCAGCTCCCTGAATTTGCTTTTTAGGATTGCCATGGCTTTTGTACCAGCTTCTCCTGCTGATAATGCCATTTTAGGTTTTGGGATCGTGCCTTGCATTGTAGTCTCAAAACCAGTCATTCTGAAAGGAGCTGGATAGTATTGACTGCCTCTCCAGAAAATAGATTTTCTTTGTTCCGTAAAAGTATTATTATTATGAAACCTTAATATTCTATCTAATTCATTGCTATCGTCTTTTTCGAAAATTATTTGTTTGTCTATAAATATATCGGATAAGTCTATCTCAAACAGACTAATAACAGCAGATGGTCCTAATTGAAAAGTTTCTTTTATTAGGGCTTTGCTGGCTACTCTAGCCTCGTCTCTATACAAATCTCTTGGCATATTATTCTGCTACTTCTTCAAACTGTGCGTTTACGGTATAGTTATCAAAAAAATTAAAATTTGCTGACCAAGTCCTGCAAACAAAACGTGATTGCTTTGTAGGATTATACGGCTCAGGAGGAGAAAATAAAAAACTTTCTACTGACTTTCGAACGTGCAAAAAATGAAGTATAGCTGTAGCTTCTTTTTTTCTTCTTTTTTCGAAAACTAAATTAAATTTTACTAAATCACTATTTATATGATCAGAGATTCTCTGCTCGTACCCATCTCCAAATGCTATTTTTGCTATGTTTGGTTGGTGGTTTACAGATGAAGCGTATGAAGGTTTCCAAAAGAACTCTGGTATTTTACCTCTATTTGTTTGTTTTATTCCTCCCCAAGCTGTTTCTGATATTGTTGGATTTAAGTCGTTTGATCCGTGAGCTCCTGAAGACAAATCATTTCTAGCGTAGTAATAATAAAAAGTTTTTTGTACAATTGGATTGCCACTCCCGTCGTCGGACATAGTATTGCTAGTAGCAGTTACCGTAGTGCCAGAGGAGTTCACAAACTCTGTAACTACTTTAACGACATCGTTTTTGTCATAGATTTGGTTCAATTCATAAAGTTCTTGACCTCGTCTATTTAAACTCTTTGTCTCGTATATATTAGCCATTTCCTTAATCCTAATAGAATTTACACTAAATAGGTAAATATTAGTGTAAATAATTCGGAATGGCAGATATTCCGGGTCCATTAAGGTTAAGGAGAGAGAATCAAAGATTTTTTCTCTCATCGACAGAGGTTAGAGGAACGCAAAGCGTACAAATGTCTTATGCTGTTCCTGCTAGCCCATTGCAGCATATTGGTCAAACGGGAGTCTATCCCGAAATAGCTAACGGGGCTTACGTAGGCAGCTTTTCAACTTCTGCTCTTTTTGTTAATAATGATCCATATATCTCGTATACTGGAGACTTTCTCGCCAATGGATATCTTCATGAAGTAGAGGAAGGTAAAGCTACTAGTGTTGATACTTTAGACATTGGATTCACTTCGGGCGTACTCTCAAATTATACTTTCAATTGCGCTGTTGGCCAAATTCCTAGAATTGATGCTCAATTCTCAGTATTTGGAAACATGGGCCCTTTAACTTCCTCTAACGCAGAGTCTACGACTTTTAGTAGTGAAATAGCATCTCAAACTACTACAACCAGCGCAGCGGATAATGGCAAAGATTTCACTCTTCAAATAGCTGACCCTAGGAGCTTGACTCTAAGCATGGATGATTTTGAAACTAATAGACTTAACTCTTTCTCTATAACTATAGGCGTTCCGAGGCGCCCCGTTTATGGACTAGGAGAAAAAACTCCTATAAAAATATGTAGAAATTTTCCAATTCCAGTTCAATGTACCTTTCAAATAGATATGGATGCTCATAACATGAAATCTAAGACTGGATATGACCATAAAATATTAAGAGATTTCCCATGTTCTCCTCATACAGAAAACTTAACTTTACAGCTTTTTGATCACAATACTGATGGTCTGTTACAAACATATAGTTTTACTGATTTACTTTTGGTTTCTCAATCTCAAGGAACTAATATAGATGGCAACGTTACTTCCACTTTAAGTTACAGGGCCTTAATAGACAAAAAGAAACTATGATTTATTTCGATGAAATAGACATTGGTGTTAAGCCTAAAGGAGCAGCTAATTTTACTGGTCTCTTAGCTCAAAGTTGCTCCTTATCCATCAACAATAAAGCCTCGGAAGTTTATTCGGCTGGACGTAGAGGAGTTATATCTGTAAGTCCAAACGGCCCGGCAGAAGCATCTCTTTCTGTGAGTTATCTATTAGAGTCAGAGGCAGAGCCTTGTTTTGAAGTTGTTAGGCTTCTTAAAAATCATAACCCAAGTAAAACCAGAATATCATTTGCTGGCATAACTGGTGATTTTTATTTAAATAAATATTCTTTTAATTCTAATCCGAATCAGTCTTTATCAGCAAGTGCTCAATTTACGTGTTTCGATTTAGTGACAGGTAAAAACGCTGGTCAATTTAGTAGGCATACTTCGTCAATCGATTACAATACTACTGATTCGATTACCCACGGCTGGTCAACTTACTTAGTTGAATCTGGGACTCATCCTAAAGCGCATCCTACTTTAGGTCTTCAGTACAGTTTTCAAGCTAGGCATGAGCCTATGTACGTCATAAATAAACAAGTCCCAAGTCAAGTTGACTTTATGGCTGCTAAGGAAAGCGTCTCGACAATTAAAACAGAATTATATAATGCTCATGTTAGCGGCATAACTGGTCAGAAATCAAACTTGGCTAATACTGGCACTTTCTCAGGTCAACTTACTTTAGCTCCAGTACTACTAGCTTGCCGAAATGATAAACCAGATGCTTCCTTAACCATAGACTTATCTGGTAGCCATATAGAATCAACTAATGTTAGCGCTAACGTATCTGATATAGTAAGAACTCAAATAATAGCAAACAAATATTTCTAGTATGTACCTGAACTATAAAAATTCTAAAATTACAATTGCTGACTATGACCCAGATTATGGGCCAGCGGGAGCAGACCCAAAAGAATTTATCGCTCAGAATATAAATTTAGACTTAAACGCTAGTATATCACCTGTGTATACAGTTGGCAAAAGGTACAGTTATGTTTTTGCGCCGGAAGACGGAATAAATGGATCTTTAAATTTAAGTTATTCTTTAACCGGCGAGGACCCTTTAAAAGATTATATTATAAACGACTCAGGAACGTTTACAAAATATAGGACTTTAAGTGGTAATTTTGGAGGTTTAAATTTTAGCTCTGGCTACCTAACCCAATATGGAGTTAATTTTGTTCCTAATACTCCTGTATCAGTAAATGCTCAAATTTCTTTTTTTGGAGCTTTAAGCGGAGAACATAAATCTACTAATCCAAATGAAAGCGACAGCATAGCCGCAGCAATTGATACTACTATTTTTAATGTTCAAGATATGGCAATAACCTCCACGGAAGAGGGGGAAGGCCATGAAATAAGACCAAGAGTAGAAAACATTGCGTCATTTCAGTACAACTATGCATCTGAAGTAGAACCAAGTTATGAAGTGGGAGAAATAGTGCCATCTCATGTAGTTTTTGGCCCTAAGTCAGTTCAAGCGACATTAGAGTTTGATTCTTTAAGTGGTGATTTACCAATTTATGGTAAAACCGCAGAGCTTAAAGCAGAAATTGCTAATCCAGATGTTCCCAATGTTTCGGTTACTTTTCCAGTTAGTGGAGTTGTATCTCAAAGGAGAATAAGAAGCTCTGTAGGAAAATTAATATCTACTAATCTTAATATAACTCAATCTTTTTTCGGAGAGTGCCCAACTATCACTAATCCTGTTGGAGCACATGCTTGGGGATCAACGTATGGGCTTACAGGTACAAATTTCGTAGATGTAACAAGAATAACTATCGGGCAAGTAGATGTCGAAGACTTTACCGTAGCCTCAAACACTTTAATTAATTTCAAAGTACCAGACGCAGCTACTTCTTCTAAGATAACAGTTTTTACAGAGGGTTGTGAATTTGGCACTAGCTCCTCTTCAAATGTAACAATTACTGATCCCGGTATAAAACTGACAAGCTATTTTGAGTCTAATGCCACAACAGAGTCTTACGTTGCTAGATATCTAGATCAGATTATAGTAAAAGGCGAATATTTTAATGACGTAGATAAAGTGTTTTTCGTCAGAGATACTGGGCCGCAAGGGACAACTAGTGCTCAATCATCTGTTGAAGCAGACTTTGAGATAATGTCAGTTGGCTCTAGCTCAGAAGCTAAAGTAACTGTTCCGGACAACTGTATGTCTGGCCACATAACTTTTAAATCTAGCTCAAGAAACGTAACTAGCACTAACGATGCCCACTTAGATGGAAGACATTTTGTACCTCAGCCAGTTATAACCAAAGCTATCATAACTGATGGTCGTGCCCTTGGGCTTACGAAGACTCCTCGTAGTTTAATTACTCTTCATGGAAAAGGTTTTTCAAGCATGCTTGACCCACTTAACGGAGCAAGCGGTAGAGTAGCTAACTTAAAATTAGGTCGTCTCAGCGGGGCTACTTCTAGCGGTTTTCAAATTTTAACAGAGACAGGCGAAGCTATAGGTAATGATAGATTACTATTAGCTGCGCCCAAACTATCCAATATATATTCAGCTGGCAGGATTACGATTACAGGCGCTAGTGGAGTTACAGCATCTGCTCCTATAGATTACGTTCCAGAGGTTTTTGTATCTGGTATACATGCTAGTATTTCTCAATCAGATTTAGGCGACCCTCAGTTTAACACAGCTAGCGGCACCATAGGAACTTCTATCTCAATAACTGGGGGAAACTTTTATGGATCTCTTTTGCGGTCAGTTACGTCTCATCACGCAAATTTATCTACTGCTTTCACGGTAGACTATAACGGGCAAACAGGAATAGTTTACCCTGACGCTACAAACCCAACTACTGTACTTACAGGAACTATACCTTCAAATGCTAGAAGCGGCGAACTAAGAATACTAGCTTCAAATGGCGAAGTCCACCCATCAGGGATGAACTTCTCTCCGGTTCTACCTGCTCCGGTTATTAAGTCTGTAACTTCTCACTCTGGTATTGCTGGACAACAAATATTATTAAGTGGAAATTATTTTTCTCAAGCTACTGGTTTAAAGTTGGTTAAAAGAAGCACAACTAAAGCAGGCGATGAAATTCTTTCAGGCCAGCTAAAACCTTCATCAATAAGTAATTCCAGCACTAATAATGATGCAAATAGTGAAATAGGGATTATACATGGAGGTGTTTCTGGGTTTTCTAGTATTTTAAGTTTCTCCACAGATACAAATGGAGTTGATGATGATTTAATTTATTTTGATATCCCTACTGGATACAGAGGACTGCAAGCAACGGCTGGAACAGCTGGCTCTGCGGGCACGGCCGGAACTTCATTTGATATTTATAATACAGACAAAGCTAATTTTTTGTTCACTGGGCACGGTATATACGATGTTGTCTTAGAATGTGACAGAGGTAATTATACTGTGAGTGGAGCTTCTACTTCTGGCCTTGTTGTAATGGGCGACCCTATGCCTAGTGGTTGTTATGTAAATACAGCTGAAATAAATTCTGCTCATCATGGAGATTTTGTAAATAGGTCGGTAACTGGAGTCGTTGGCCAAGAGGTTTATGTAAGCGGTGAAAACCTATATCCCGGTTCACGTTTATATATTAATTTATATGAAGACGATAACTCTAACCCAATAAAAACAAAATCTTATCCTAATTTCCTTTATCAAGCTGGTTCTGCCGGTACGGCTGGCACAGCTGGCATAGGCAGCTCTCCTACTCATTTACTTTCAGGCCAGTATACTGGTTTGTCTTTTACTATACCAAGGCAAACAGGTAAAAAAGCTACAGACTTAGCTGATACTGGGCTTAAGTTTTTTATACAAAATGATAAAAATATTAGTGAGATAAAGAGTTTCGGAAATAAAAACTGGCCTTTAAATGTTAATACTATTAAACCAGTCGGACCTCAAGATATTTTTGTTTTTCTTCCTCCTACAATTAGTGGATTTGATCCTCTTTTCGGTAGTGAAGGAGACACGGTCACCGTATCTGGAGCTTTTTTAACTGGCATAAATAAAGTTTATGTCGGAGAAACAGAAATAACTTCTGACAATTATCTTAAAACTAAAAATGCTAGCCTAGCTGCAAACTGGCAAAGTAGAGATAGAACTGTTACGACGCTTCAACAAAGCATATATGGTACCTCATTTACTTTCCAAATCCCCACGGGTCTTAAAGGTGGGGAAATCACTGTGCATGCGACTGGAGGGCATATCACTTCAAATGAATTTCTTGATTTGATAGACCCTGTTCCTAGAATAGATGGATTCACTCCGAAAGCCTTAGGTTTTAATAGAACAGTTCATTTGTCTGGGTCTAATTTAAATCAAGTTAGAAGATTATATGTAAGCGGGGTAGATCCAGTTTACATTGACAATGCTACCGGGCCATTACCAAACGAATCTGAATTTCCAGAGAACCAAGCAACTTTTAATCCTGAATACTATGTTGAAATGCCTTGTTCTCATAAAATTTTACAAGGTAGTTCAAGCACTGGAATATCTTTTCAGACTCCATCAAATCTAGCTAAGAGTGGATATATCACAATTGAAACCAAGGATGGAACTTTAGTGCAATCTTCTGATTGCTTGTACTTAAGTAGAATAGAGGAAATAAGCCCTGAATTTTCATTCTTAGATGATGGAAAAATTTTAGCGAAAGGGGTCAATCTTAATTATCCCGGTTTAGACGTAAGGTTCAGAGGAGCGTCTAATCCTTCATCAACCGAGGAAATAGAATCTCAAGACTACAGGTTTACAGCGCCCTCTGGGACTGTAAAATATCATGGGCCAAATTACTTAAACACTACTTGGGGAGCCACTGGAGCTTACTTCTATCCCAATAGAGAGACTCGCTATGATTCAATATACTTAACTAGTGGGTCGAAAGTATCAGAAACTAAGGCCACAGGGCCTCACAAGAAATTTTTCACTAATAGTCATGGCATGGTTGTTGATCAATCCCCTGAAAGATTCATAGTCCAGCCAGAAATATCCGGAGAGTTTAGGAGGTTAGTTCCGGGAGCTAATAAAACCTTTACTGATGGAGGCAAATTCGGTTTAGTTAACAGGGTATTCTCAGTAGGAGAACAGTTTTACGTCACCGGAGTAAATTGCTTTGACGTTTCTAGAAATCTCGTTGGGACTTACTCTAGACAAAGTTTTAGCGTAAGAGATGGGAACTTTCAAGGATTCTGGGAAGGTCAAGTAGTTAGCAAGTTTTTAACTAAGAATCTCTCAGGAGGTTTTGATAATGCTGAAAAATATTTAATATCTAATAAGCAAGGAGGATCTTATTATGATTTACTTACTGGAAGCTTATCTGGCACCCTGACAGGATCTTCTATAAGTGATCATGATGCTGGTCACGTTGTACTTTCTGGTACTTTTGGGGAAGGCATGGTGAATCCATTAGGCTTTGTTGGGGCAATTATGGCGGGACATGAAGTTCAAATCAATTTATCTCTTTGTTCTAAATTCGATACTAACTGTAATATAGAAGAAGAGGTTATTTTGGATGATGGCCTAAATTATGGAGCTAAAGACGCTCCACAAGGAGGATCACTAGGTCAAAAAATAGTTAATTGTGGAGATTTAAATAATTTACCAGAAAATTCTAAAAATGCTCAAGATAGAATAAACAAACACATACTTAAACAAGACTGCTAATTATGCCTTTGAATTTTAATACATTCTTTTTTGGAGAAAATAAACACGAAGGGCCAAGCGTTTCGGGCTTCTCTCCTTCTAAGGGCCCGTTAGGAACACAATTTGTTATAACGGGGGCTAGACTTAGCGGCGTTACAGAACTTTTCCTACTGCACCCAGAATTTGCTGACGATAACGTCGGGAGTGAAAACTCCTTAACAAATGTAGAGGTGCTCTCGTCTTCCACGGGTATAAACTTTAATACTGGGCTTGTTCCTGACCACGATAAAAGCTACGTACCAGAAGCTAATAAGGTAGCGATCAGCGGAGTGATCCCAAGCGACTTCCCCAGATTTCCTCAGAGACTACAATTCAGGGTTGTAACATCTGGGTTTTCAGGAGATGCGGCTAAACCGGGGTCTACAGCAGTAGCAAGAACCTTAAGGCACGAAACAGTAACTGGAGATTTCATTCCGTATTTAGATGATCTGCATGTAAACGAAAACATTTATCTATATTCAGGAGATGATTATGAGTCTAAGCTATACACGGCTAAAGATTCTGAATATGGATATGTGGCTTTAGATACTCATTCAGGACAATCTACGGATTCTTATCTAGCTACTGGTATTATTTTATCATCTTTTCCTTTATAATTTGATTTTTTTCCATTTTTGAGATATACTTTCAGGTACATGGAAAAATGTTACCTGATAGGCTCAAGAGCTTTGGGGGATACAATTTGCGCTACCCCAATACTCCGCAAACTGTTTACTTGCTACAATGAGAAAATCCATGTCGTAACGCACCACCCTAAAGTTTTTGAGCGCAGTCCTTACGTAGCGTCTGTTAGGAGCTTCGACAAAGAGGAGGAAGAGTGTGCAAAGGAAGCTTCTGAAAAATTCGAAGTGTTTAAAACTTTTTTCGAGATTGCCAGTCATGGCTCTGACAGGCCAGAAAGAAAGCACAATACCTATGACATACGTCAGTTTCACGCCACTGAGTTAGGCATGATGCTGAAACCCATGGAGATGACTTGCGAGTTTTTTCCTGAAGCTAATTTCGATAGATCAAGATTGCCAGACAATTACGTTTGTGTTCATGCTGGATCAACTTGGCCTTCGAGAACTTGGGAACAAAGCAACTTTCAAAGCTTAATATCCAAGCTGGCTCTTACTGGAATCCCAGTCGTACTTGTAGGGAAAGATGATCACGAAACTGGCTTTTGGGGCAAGCAAGATAAAAATGTTTTTAGCTTAGATGTTAGTCTGGGGTTAGATTTAACTAATCAACTTTCTTTAAGCGATTGCTGGCATGTAATAGAAAATAGTTCTTGTTTTATAACTATGGATTCTGGCCTATTGCATTTAGCGGGGACAACTGATGCTCAAATTATCCAATTAGGTTCTTCTATTGACCCAGTTCTAAGAGCTCCATTTAGACATAGTTCTCAAATTTATAAATATTCTTTCATAAGGGGAGATTGTGGTCTATTTTGCGGGTCTGATGTAAAGTATGGTATCGCTGAATGGGGTTCAATACATGGAGTCCCGCCGTTAATATCGTGTTTAGAAAAGAAGAAAACTTTTGAGTGCCATCCAAATGTTATGCAAGTTTTCCAAAAGTGCCTTGCTCTATGGAACCCAAATAACAAACTTGAGTTAGTAAAAGAATCCTCCCCAAAGACAAAGGTCTTATTGGTAGCTGAACATCTTTCTACGGGAGGAATGCCTGAAGTTTTTAGAAAAAGGTTGGAGACGTTGTTGAAGCAAGGATGCGATGTGTTTGTAGTCGAGTTTACTTTGTATAGCGATGCATTTATTGTTCAAAGACAGAAGATAATAGATCTCATTCCTAAAAATAGATTTGCATCGTTAGGCTACTTGAACGAATCCCCAGAAGAGCACAAAGACAAAAGAATGAGGTTGATGGATATTATAAATTCCTTTCAACCAGATTTTGTGCATTTAGAGGAAGTCCCTGAGAAGTATATGTACGGAGGGTTCCCCGATGAACTTGCTGAAAAACTTTATTCAAAAGACAGAACATATAAGATATTTGAAACTTCTCATGATTCTGGTTTTGACCCTTTACAATATAAAAAATATTTACCAGATAAATTTATATGGATTAGTAAATGGCATTTAGAAAAGTACAAATCTTTCGGGGTTCCTCAGGCGGTAATTGAATACCCCATAGAATTAAAAGAAAGGCCAAATAGAGAGGAATCCTTAAAGGCTTTAGGTCTAGATCCCTCATATAAACACGTGCTAAACGTTGGCTTATTCACCCCGAGAAAGAATCAAGCAGAGGTATTCGAGTACGCGAAAAAACTTAATGGCGAAAAGATACAGTTTCATTTCGTCGGCAACTTAGCGGGAAACTTTGACCAATATTGGAAACCCTTAATAGAGAACCAACCTGACAATTGTAAAGTCTGGGGAGAAAGAGATGACGTTGAAAAATTTTATCAATGTATGGATCTTTTTGTTTTTACCTCTAAAGGTCATGCGACCGACAGGGAAACTAATCCTATAGTGATCAAGGAAGCCTTATCTTGGGGAATGAAATTAGCGCTTAGAAACTTAGAAGTATATATGGGCGCTTATGACAACAAGTCTAATGTGTCTTTTCTTTCTGATAGCATAAACGAAAATTGTGAGCTAATAAAAAATATGGTTTCGGATTTTCCTTCTACCGCGATTATTACCCACACCACCAAACAATACCTGCAAACGGCTGAATGTTTAGTTAAAAGTTTACTTAAATTTTCGGAGCATAAAGTAATTTTATATACGCAAAACTGTGAAGCTGATTTCGATTATCCTAATCTTATCAAAATACCATTTGAAACAGACTTTGATTCTGAACCTACCTTAGTGACTGACTCGAAAGGAGACTTCTTTAAAGATGCTTATGATGAAATAACATATAAAACTTTATGCCAAAAATCTAGAGTAATTTTAGATAGCCTTGATAGAGGATTAGAGAAAGGCATTTATCTTGATACAGATATGATAGCTAACTCTAATTTTGATACCATATTTGATTACTTTAAAGATATCGAAAACTATCCATTATTGACAGAGGGACCTTTTTACATGATGCTTCAAGATGGCCAAGCTTTTTTGGAAAAGCCTCTAATGGACAATCTTAAAGTTGAAGAGGAATCTAGAGTTTGGTACAGGCAAACTAATACAATTCTATTTAATAAAAATTGTACTGACTTTATAGAAGAATGGAATAGGCTATGTAATTCTGAATTTATAATTAGAGAATGGAAGCTCTATGCCCCGTATCACGAAGAAACAATAATAAATGTTTTACTTTGGAAAGAAAAATACAATAAAACTTTACCTCAAACTTTTTTGAATACTGTCAATTTAGATACTATAAAATACTTTGAAAATTGTGATGTCGAAAAGGATTGGAATGAATCAATGAGTAGAGTTCAAATAGATATTCACGAAGATGCAGGTGCCAATAAAAACTGGATATGTTTCAAAAAAGATAAAAGTTTAGTAAAGTTGTTCCACGGAATGAAAAACCCCGATAAAATGAATCCCTGTATAGATTATTTAGATTCAAAAAGATGAGCAAAATTTTAGGAATATTTGGAGGTAGTCATAACGCTTCCGCCTCTTACGTTAAAAACGGAGAAATCATTTGCTGCTACGAAGAAGAAAGATTAGTTCGCGTTAAGTCAGGTAATGATTTTGGTAGAAACCCTGATCTTGCGGTAAAAAGAATCCTAGAAGAAAATGCCCTATCTATTGAGGACTTTGATGATATAGCGGTTGCAGCTCCAATATGTAATGGGTTTGTAAAAGGCTTAGGGGTTGATGAAAGCAAAGTGACAGTCGTCAATCACCACGCTTGTCATGCTTACGGAGCGTACTTGACTTCTGGGTTTAAAGAAAAAACTATCGTTGTGTCTTACGATGGAGGGGGAGATAAAGACTTTGGTAGAATTTATTTAGCCGAGGACAACAAGCTTAATTTAATAAAAAGTATACCTTTGTGGTCAGCAGCTTCGGCTGGTCAAATGTATGCTCACACTACTGTTTGCCTTGGCTGGAAGATGTTAAAAGACGAAGGGAAAGTTACCGGCTTAGCCGCTCACGGTAAATATGACGAATCTCTTTATAGAAAATTAAATAAAATATTTTATTATAATAATAATTTTAGTTTTTCTCCGGGCGACTCACCGGGAAAGACCGCTTTACTTTTAAATAAATTAAACTTGTCAAATGCTTCTTTGGAAACAAAATCTAAAGTAGCACACAATGTACAACTAGTAATTGAAAATGAGTTTTGCAAACTTCTTAACCACTTAAACTCAATATACCCAGAGTACAAAAAGGTGGTTTTAGTTGGAGGCTTATTTGCTAACGTCAAACTCAATCAAAAAATAAATGAGACTCCTTGGGTAGAAGAAGTTTTCGTGTTCCCTCCGATGGGAGATGAAGGGCTATCTCTAGGAGCAGCTTTAACTTTAGCGTACCATAAAGGAGAAAGAAAAACCAAAAGGCTTGAAAACGTTTTTTTGGGGTCATGTTATTCAAATGATGACATACAAAAAGTTGGTCTAAAATTTCATAGAGATCCTTACGACCCAGATCGTTTAGCTGAAATGCTAGATTCTGGAAAAATAGTAGGATGGTTTCAAGGACGCTTTGAACATGGGCCAAGAGCCCTCGGTGCTAGAAGCATAATTGTAAAAGCTACAGATCCTGATACTCATAAGAACTTAAACGAAAGATTAAAAAGACATGAAATAATGCCTTTCGCTCCGTTCGTTAAATATGACAAAGCTAATGAAATTTTTAATGTTGAAAAGTCTCACATGACTTCAGAGTTCATGACTATGTGCTATTCAACAAAACCTGAATGGGTTGATAAGATACCCGCTGTCGTTCACAAGTGCGATGGTACCGCAAGACCTCAGTTGGTTTATCCAGACAGGAATAAAAAGTTTTATGAGGTTTTAGACTCTTATGATAAAATTTCTAATATCCCAGTTTTGTTAAACACTTCATTTAATGGTCATGGCGAGCCCATCATCGATTCCCCGGCTGAGGCTTTTGCTCATTTAGAAAGCGGAATGATAGATGCTCTTGTGGCAGAAGATTTTATTTATTTTAAGTAATGAAATTTAATTATTCTTTCAATCAAGGCCCTTTCATAGAACTTAGAGATACTGGAGACGAACAGTTTCTCGTCGAGTACGGTGAATTTTATATGGGCGACTATTCTAGTCCTAGGTTTCTATTAGATCTAATTCTAAAGGGTAATTGCACATATGGTATATTTAGAGAATGGCATACCAATTGGTTTATTAATATTTTCCAAAACAATGATAAAGAGGGTCTCCGGCTTGTTTCAAGCCATCGATATAATGACTCGCAAAAAAATGTGGCCATAATTTTAGACACTGACGATCTTTATGAAGCTAGGATTTGGTTAGATAAATGCATACAATATCAAAATAAAACAAATGCAAATGTTTTTGTATTTACTAAATTTTATTCTTTCTTGCATCAACTGGGTCAAGCTAATGTTCGAGTTTGCCCACCTGAAGCATATTTTAAAGACCCAATCCACAAAACAGCTTATAATTTAGAATCTGAAAACAAATTCGATATCCCCGACCTCTCTTCTAAAGAATTTACTTGGAAAGACGATGTAGGGTACTACGCCAGTTATCGCGTAGGTAGATACTCAATGAAAGAGTATGGTCTAGATAAATTTGGTCATCATTTAAAGCAAGACCAAGGTTTAATTAGGGAACATTGGTGGAAGCAATACGAGTCTTTCAGGAACCCTGTGGATTGGGCTGGTTTGACTTCAGGACAAATAGCTGACCACATACTAGGGCTAGATCCTATAGGTTTAGAAGAAAAACTTGCTTCACTTAAAAAACATAAATACTTAGACATATAATGAAAATTCATATTGTTAAACCGTCCCCAATGAATGGGCTAGATACAGAAAATTTAGTTTCAGCTCATTTTAATGAATTTACAGGAATGGTTGGGGAAGTCTGCATGACGCAAATTCAAGAAGCAGTGGAGAAAAACTGGTGGGAAACTGACTTCTTTTTTGTTTACAAAATTTCTGACGCTTTATCTTTAATAAATGCTGGTATAGAAAATTATGTATTTTTCCTTAATGAATTTGAAGCGGTCAATGTAGATTCTCACGCTTTTTTGGACTGCAATAATGCCATAGAAAAATCACTGTTCACTGTGTGCCGATCTTTAGATTGGATAGAGGTATTTAAGCAGTATAAGAATAAAATGATTTATATCTCTTGGGGGTATACTCATAATTCTTCGCTACTATCTATCAAGAGAGGGAAGATAAAACCATCTGAAACTAAGTTTTTATGCATGGGTGAAAATGGAGAACAAGGGGAAGACTTCTTGAATTATGTACTAGCAAATAAATTTGCCAACAAATTTGGATTGTCTATAACTTTTTTAAATAATGGTTGCAGTTTTTTCGATAACACAGAACATAAATTTTTTGAAGCAAATTCAAAATGCAGCATTATATGTGATTCTACATCCTATTCAAGACAGACTATCTTTCAAGAATCTAAAGGGGATGTTGATTTTCTAAAAAATCACGACATACTTCTTGACCTCAGGCAACGGAACTTTGAAGGCTTAAGCTCTCATTATTTAAATGCAATGTCTACAGGAATGCCCGTTATATCAACAATAGCTAAGGGCTTCGGAGATAGAGACAATGCTATATATCATTGTAATTCAAACTTTAGTTCAATAGCCAGTGCTTTTAAGGAGGTAATAGATAAATGGGAGGATTCTGTTCAAGCAGCTAGAGGGTTTGCTGTTAGAAGAAACTGGTTTGAAATATGTAAAATTTTGTATAGCTTTTTAAAATTACTAAAAAATGGACAACCTTCTTAAAGAATACGAAAACACGGATTTTAATAAAAATAATTTTCTAGAAAATAAAGAAAAAATATTAATTAATTTCCATAGAAGTGCCAAAGTAGAGGTTATAAATAACCGATCCACTGGAGCTAAATATAAAATAAATTTTATAGATAGAAGTTCTGGAGCTACTGTTTGTTCAAACACGATTTCAGAAAACTGTTGGCTTTCTACTAATGAGCTTTATTATAAAGATTGGAGGGTAGAAGTTTTTAAGAATGATGAATTAATAGTTAATCATGAACTTAATTTAAATGGTAAAAATGTAAATGTTGTTTTTGATTCCAAATCGGTTGGTGATACCATTGCTTGGATTCCTCAGGTAGAAAAATTCCGTAAAACTCACAACTGTAATTTATACGTATCTACTTTTCATAATCATTTATTTAAGAACTCTTACCCACAAATAAACTTTTTCGAACCTAATGCTGGCTCGCATCGGGTTCACTACGAGTGGTGGATAGGAGTCTATATGGACAAAATCAGCAACCATCATCCCACTGACTGGAGAAAGCTACCGTTGCATCAAATTGGAGCTGACCAACTTGGAATGAAAAATAGCCCAGAGATAAAATGTAAAATAGACGACCCCCCAAAAATCAATTTTCTAGAAGGTCAAAAATATGTATGTATATCTAATTCTTCAACAGCCGGATGCAAACACTGGCAAAACAAAAATGGCTGGCAAGATGTTGTAGATCATTTAAATTCTATTGGCTATAAAGTCGTACTTGTCCAAAGGGAAAAGCTACCTTGGATGGATTTACCAGAATTAAAAAATGTAATTCACCCAGAAATAAACAATACTTTAGAAGCATCATCTTTAATAAAAGGATGTGAATTTTTTATAGGTTTAAGCTCGGGTATGAGCTGGCTTGCTTGGGGCTTAAATAAAAAAGTCATACTTATATCTGGTTTTACTGGATCTTTCCATGAGTTTCATACGCCTCATAGACTTATCAACGAAGATGTTTGCAATAGCTGCTGGCATGACACAAATCATCTATTTGACAGAGGGGACTGGAATTGGTGCCCCAAAAACAAAGATTTTGAATGCTCTAAGTCTATTTCTTCCAATAAAGTTATAAATGAAATAAACAAATTAGTGTAATTATTTCTAATGTCGGTTAAAAGGTACGTAGGAGATAAATTTGTAGGCACTGATGCAGAAAAATCAAGTGTTCTAACTGATGCTGCGAACGGAGCAAACTATTTTGCGACCGATACCTTAAAAATTTACTTAAAACAAGCCGGGTCTTGGCAAGAAATTAGCGGAGGCGGAGGCGGAGCAGGTAATATAGCCGAGAATGCAGCTGGAGTTTCTGGTTATCTTTCTTACTATACAGGCACTCAGGGAATTGATGGAGTTTATTTTGATGGCGGAACTGGCTTATATTACGACGACGTAAACAAATACTTTGGAGTAAACAATAATTCCCCACAGTATCCTTTAGATGTCTCTGGTCATTTTAATTTTTGGGGAGATATTTATCGTAGTGGAATAAAATTTGGCTTAGTTGTTAACAGCGTTCGCTATGACGGAGATGGCTCAACAACAGGTTACGCTTTACCATTTTCGGTAAGCAATGAAAAGTCTCTTATAGTTTCTGTAGATGGTCTAGTTAACGACCCCACAATAGACTATACTGTTGATGGTACCCTTACTGGATTAAAGTTCGTAGAAGCCCCAAAAACAGATTCTCAGATTGAAGTAAGGGCTTTTGATTTAGGAGATACTAATTCTGTACTTTCTGACGTAGAAGGCTCCTCTGGTACATCTGGTACATCTGGCACGTCTGGAGCTGACGGTAACATAGGTCCTACTGGTCCCGAAGGTCCGCAAGGCCCCGGAGGAACTTCTGGTACATCTGGAGCTGATGGCAACGTAGGTCCTACTGGTCCCGAAGGTCCCGCAGGAACCGCTGGTACATCTGGTTCTTCTGGAACCTCTGGAACCTCTGGATCTTCTGG